TCGCCTCGAAGGAACCACGATCCCTCCAATAAAAATGGAAGGCGAGTACCTTTATTGGGAAAGCCTTGGAGCAACAGAAGCAATTCTTGTGCCTGGTCGTCATTCTGATACCCCTAATATAGAACCGGATCATTCAAGAAGGAAGGCGGGGGCGGATCCTTATGTTTGGGCTACCCTTCTTGACAGAAAAGATGCGGCCAGAATGCTTGTTGATCCAAAGGGAGCGTATCAGCAAGCCGCAAAAAACGCAATGAACAGGAGAAAGGACAGGATTATTCTTGCGGCCCTTGGTGGAAATGCGTTTATCGGAACCGCAGGTACAGCACTGGCTCTTCCGGCTGCCCAGAAGATTGCGGCTGGTGGAGTTGGCATGACTGTTGCTAAACTCTTGAACGCTAAACAACTTCTTGACGAAGCTGAAGTACCACCGGATGCCCAGAGATATTATGTCTGCCCAACAGAGGATATTATCGATCTATTGGGTACGGTAGAAGTGACAAGTGCGGACTACAATACAGTAAGAGCACTTGTTTCCGGTCAGATTGATACCTTCCTGGGTTTCAAGTTTATCCCGACGGAATTGATCTATCAGGAAAATGCTTCTACTACGGCAGCCTGGTTCTCTTATGCCTACTGCAAGGGGGCGGTAGGTTATGGGAACATCGAGGATATCACTGTAAGGTTGACCGAGAGAGCAGACAAGAATTATGCCTGGCAGCCCTATGTGTCGATGGACATGGGAGCTACACGGGTGGAAGATGTTATGGTCGTGGAAGTGGCAAACGTGTAAAGGTAGTTTTGACAATAACCCTCCGGGTAATCCCTCGGAACATGGAGGGAACCCCGGAGCGTAAGTTCTCCGCGTGAGGTATGAGAACAAAAAAGGAGAAAGATCATGAGAGATTTTAATTCAAATGGTGAGATTGTTGGAAGACCATTTCAGGCCGTGAATGAACAGAGTTTAACGCAGAAGTATCCCATTGGAATTAAATATGAGAGTTATGGGAAAATTTGGAGATATTGCAGGGCGGCTGCAACAATCTCTCCTGGGAAAAGAGGATGTCCTAACCTTGCGACTTCTGCGTGGACTGGAACTGATGACTCCTATGGGATCGGTTCCGATGGAGCAACGGTCACAGGTATCGCAGGCAGCAACTACGTTGATGTGACCCACAGGGCTCATGCACATACTATAGACGAATTCCAAGGTGGAATTATGAACGTCTATCCCGCAGCTCCTCTCGATGTGAACATCTATCAGTTCAGGGTCATCGGGAATGATGCGGATGATGCGGCAACTCTGGTTTTGAGAGCCTATCTCGATCCGCCTCTTCCTGTCGCCCTTACAGCAGTTCCGGTCGATCTTAACCCTTCGCCCTACATGAACGTAGGTGCTCCGGCAAGCGTCGGGACAGGATTTAGCGTGGTTGTTATCCCTGAAATCACTGTAACGAGTGGTTATTTCTTCTGGGGTCAGACACATGGACCGTGTTGGGTAACTCCCAATGCTGGTTGGACTACAGTATCGGTTCGTGAGTGCGAGTTTCATACGAATGGAACGATCAAGGCCGCGGCTGGCGTGGCTCTCCAGAGGGCCGGTTATCTGCTTCATGGGAATGCTGCAGATGACGATGCCTGCATCATGTTGATGTTGGAATAAACAATCAACCCCTGGGGGCCTGAGTGGTCTCCAGGGTATTCAGATAATTTAAAGATATGAGGACTGTTAGAAAGATACATCTCCCGATGGGAGGAGGAGATTATTTCCTGGATTGTAATGGTGAATTTAAGAGACCCCTTGGATTGGTTGGTCCACAGGGGCCTCCAGGATCAATTGAGAAATCATGGCCCGTAAACTCGGTGTTTATTACGATTGTTTCCATAAATCCATCTATTCTTTTGGATTTTGGCACATGGGAATTATTAGTAACGGGAAGGATTTTAGGGAAAACTGTCTGGTTATGGAAGAGAACCATATAAAGAAGGAGGTCTATCATGGCAGTAAGATCGTTTGAAATTGTTCCAACACCTTGGGATGCATCGGGAATAAAACTTGTTAAATGGGAAGGGTTGACCAAAACGACTAATGACACGGGTGAACCTTATATCTGTCCTCATTTTGCAGATAAATCGGTTCAACTCATTGGGACACTTGGGGTAGGAGGAGTATGTACGATTGAGGGCAGCAATATGAAGGATACTCCTACTTATGCGACTTTGAATGATCCGCAAGGAAACACACTGGCTATGAATGCTCTCAAAATCGAACAGGTATTGGAAAATACTTATCTTATCAGACCGTCGATAACTGCGGGGGATGCAACGACTGATTTGGATGTTTATTTGCTGGTTTTTTCAGCAAGATAAAGGAGATCACCATGAAAAAAATTCTACTCATCGTTTTAGGAATGGCATGTATGGGCGTATTGCTATACCCCCCTACCTCTTTCGCAGCTCCCTTCCTTGGGTGTGTAAGTTATGTTGCACCAGCGGTGATTCCCGACAGGTTCAAACTGAGCGTGGACGGGGGGGCAGAGATCGTCGCTCCTCTTTGGAGCGGGACGGCTGGCGGAATCGCATATACCAATATTTTTCACTACGATTTGGCAGCGTTGGCGGTAGGAGACCATGTCGCAAGCGTGAAGGCGTGCAAGGGCGATCCCCTTTGGGGACAGGAGGTGTGCTCGACAGTGACCCCTTTCTCCTTCTCAAAACCAAGTCCCCCAGTCGCAGCACCCTTGGTGCCAACTGGTTTGTTATTATTGCCCCAGTAAAGCAGACGGGGAAGAATTTGTTCCTCATTGAAATAGAGTAGGTTTTTATGCAAAACCTATTGGTATTGGATTGGTAAAATAAGGGAATTTATATGAAAATCCTATGGGTATCTAATCTTGTTGGTGTTGGCACATCGAAAGATCCTATACGGCCAAAAATTGAAAATATAAGAAATTTAAACGCAAAGAGTTTCCCCTGTTCTTGGTTTATTACAACTAAACCAGTAGGTTTTGCAATTGGAATTGCAGATGTTAACACAACTCAACTTACAGTCATACAGAGCGATACAGATATCATTACCTTTAATCTATCCGATGCCCAACTTAAATTTGATCAACTTGCAACTGAAAAGAAAACACGATTAACAAGTTTAGCCAGCAAACTTAGTGTCACTACTAAGGCAAATCAATCACTTAATGAAATTTTAGAAGCTATGTTAGGAATTTTCTGTTTATCAAAAGTAAGTGATATTTCAAGTCAAATGCTTCGTAATTTTGGGGTATAAAGATGGCCATAGTTTTTGGCCCTGATACTTTTACAGTAGCCTCAGATATTAATATAGATGCCTATCCTTCTGGTAATCCAGATTACGCTTATAATGTGGGGTCGGGAAGTAATCTACAAGTCAATGCAGCCAACGATAGAGTTCAGGCCGTTTTAGACGGCGTATTCCTGACTGCTCGTTGTATTGATGCGACTGCCCCTACTGGGGATCAAGAAGCTACGGCAACGGTTGGTGCAGGATTATTTGACTGTCCTCTTTTATGTGCCCGCATGGCCAGCAGTGGAACATTAACAAATTATTATTATGGGTACATCAACCTTGATAATGCGAATGAAGTTATACTGTGTCGTCTTGATGATGGTTCTGGGGTGCAGTTGGCTTCAGCAGCTAGGGGTGTTTTGGCAGGAACGCATACCGCCAGAATAAAGGCCATTGGAGCCGGTGCTACTGTGGCAGTAGAATTCCAAGTTGATGCAACAACTATGCTTACTTATGATGACACATCAGCTACCAGAAAAACCTCTGGCCCCAGTGGATTTGGCCTGGACTATGAGAATAGTGTTGGGGTTTGTTATATTGATGATTTTCAAATTGATGATCTTGCGGCGGCAGGTCTTTCAATCCCAGTGGCAATGGACATTTATAGACAAAGGAGAAATTAAATGAGATATCTTCGTACAAATACAGCAACAAGAGTTACCGTGGGGCCATTTCTTGACAAGACAGATGGTATAACTCCAGAAGTGGCCTTAACTGTCACCTCAGAAAAACTAACATTTGTTGTGGATACAGCGGGTGTTCCAACCCTTATTCTTGATACTGCACCTACTGCTTCTGGTGGAGCAAACGATATGGTGCATATTACTGGAGATGATTCAGGATATTATGATCTTGAGTTAGCTGCTGCAGATGTAAATTATCTTGGCAGAGCAATGTTATCTCTTAATGATGTAGCTACCCATCTTCCAGTATTTCATGAATTTATGATTTTACCTGCTGTTATTTATGATGCAATGATTCTTGGAACAGATTTATTTGATGTGAGTGTTACTCAACTATTAGGAACTGCTTGGTTAGCTCCAGCAGTAGCTGGAACTCCCGATGTGAATGTTAAGACAGAAACGGATCATGATTTAACCACTACCCAGAAAACAAGTGTTACCGCTGCCGTACCTACGGTGGCACAAATTGCTGATGGAGTGTGGGATGAAGTAAAGTCGGGTCATGTAGGAGCAACAACTTTTGGTGATTTGGCAACCGATTTAGACACAGGGGTTGCTGATGTGGCAGCAGTTCATGTTCATGCACAGGCAATTATTGATGACGTGGCTCTTGTTCATACCCATGCCAATACAATAGATGGACACATCACCGCTGATTATACGGCGACCGAGAAAACCTGTATCGATTTGCTTGACGATGCTGCCGGTGGATTGGCAGACATTCACACAGACGTTGGAACAGCGATTACTAATATCGGAGATGTTCATGCCACTGATTTGCCAGCAGCAAAAACAGTGGTGGATGCGATTAAGGTACAGACAGATAAATTGGCTTTTACCGTTGCCAATCAAATTGATGCCAATGTGATCGATTGGAAGAGTGCGGCAGCACCGGCAATGACTGGGGATGCATATGCTGAGGCGGTACTTGTTCATGCCCACGTTGCGGACTGTGCTACGGCAACCGTATTGGGGAATGTACATACGGATGTAGATAATATTTTGGCAGATACCAATGAATTGCAAGTAGATGACTATCCTACTTCTATTGCAGCCATAAAAGCCGAAACTGCATTAATAGTAGCAGACACCAACGAACTACAAGTAGATGACTATCCTACATCAATAGCTGCTGTTAAGGCAGATACAGCAGCCATATTAACAGATACTGGAACAACCCTGGATACTCTTATTCAAGATATTCCAACAGTAACTGAATTTAATGCGAGAACGCTTCCTTCGGCAGATTATGTTGTTGTTGGAGATACAATAGCTGCCGTGACTGCTGCTACTGTAACTGCTATTGGAGGAAATGTAATTACAGCTGCTTCAATTGCTGCTGATGCTGGAACGGAAATTGCTGCTGCTGTATGGGCGAAGACAGGAGCAGTTACTTCGATTGCAACAGAACTTCTTCTTGAAAGACTCTATGAGATGGTCAATAACAAGATGATAGTGACCGAGTCATCTGGGGTGGTTGCACTCCGTAATATTGCGGATAGTGCCAACGTTGCTACTGGAGTGGTTGCAGACTTAGGGGCCACAACCCAAAGGGATGGTCTTACCTGGGTATAAAAGGAGATCTTATGGACTTTAAAAAATTGCATGAAAAGTACAAGGATGAAGCTTCACCCTCCGTGGAATTACAGATCAGGTGGTTGCAAAGAATTGGATTCCAGCCCCACCAGGTAGATCAGGCTTTAATTACCGTTTATGGTGAGATTGAACGTGGTGAAAAGACATTCAAAAATGGGGGTGAACTCAATCTTTATTTGAAGGATGTAGCTGCCAAAATCAGAACCGAAGAAATAGGTGTTTATATTAACAACCTTGAAAAGTTTGAAGCCAACATGAGAAAGAAATTTCAGGCAGAACTTCCTTGGTGGAAAAGGATTTTAGGGATTAAGAAATAATGCGCCCAAAGGGAATATTGGAAAATTTATTTTAAGGAGCAAATGTGAATTATTTGCCCTTCGCTGGATATTGGTTTTATGGTGGAACAAGTATTTCAGAGACAGCCTCCTTCTTCTGTTCATGGGGGTTGCTTGCAGTTGCTCCAATTATAGGTGGGGCAGCAATAGCGGTCTTTATGGCTTTTTATAGGAGACTTAGGAGTTGAATTATCTTCCTTTCATGGGGTATTGGTTTTATGAGACGACAAGTGAAGAAAAAAGAGCCTCGTTCTTTGCTTCATGGGGACTATTGGAAATTGCTCCAGTCGTAACTGAAACCCCAAAATTTGCATTTATCAGAATTTTCAGATCAAGGAGGAGATAAAAATTGAGTTCAGAAATAGAAATTTGTAGTGCTGCCTTAAACAAACTTGGGGCTGAATCAATTACATCATTTGACGATCTTACACCCAGGTCTAATCTCTGTAGAGATTTTTATCCATCCGTCAGAGATGCAGTTTTGAGGGCTTATCCTTGGAATTGTGCACTTACTCAGCAGGCATTGGCTCACGATGTAGCCCTTCCTCTATTCGGTTATGCCTATAAATTTGCACTTCCCGTCATTCCTTAT